GGATCTGGCCCGGTGCGCCGGCGTAGAACCACGCTCCGGTCAGCGGCCCGCTCCCGTAGTCGCCCTGGAAGACGCCCGAGGGCTGCGAGTAGGTGTCCCACGAGCCCCAGCCGCCCGGCCCCCACCATGTGCTGGAGTCCGACGCAGCGAAGGGCGACGTCCCCGTGCTCGGGCCGGTCGAGGGCGGTGCGACGGTCGTGACGACTGTCGGCGCGGCGGGGGTCGGGTTCGTCTTGGAGACGTAGACGGCGCCGCCGAGGAAGAGCATCTCGACGTTGTCGCCCACGGTCGGGCTGTAGCCGGACATCGCGTAGGCGGTGTAGGTGGCGCCGTCCGCGCCTGTGACCGTGATGGTCTGGGAACCCACCGGGACCGTCGCGACCGTGCCCGTCGCCGGGTGGAGCGTGTCGGAGAGCCGGCAGACGACGATGGCCTCTTTCTGGTCCATCAGCCACGCCACAAGGACGTTGTCGCCCGCCACGACCGCCACGGACTCGGCCGCACTCGCCGGGATGACGCTGCCGTTCACGCTCACCGAGTACGACGTGGCACCCTGCTGCTTGACCACCGTCCCGCGCAGGAAGCGCGTCTGGTCGCCGCCCGAGGCGAGGGCCTGGAGCGTGTCGAGGTTCTTACCCACGTGTCACCCCTGCGAGGACCGTGGCGACGTCGGAGTAGCTGGCGTCTAGGCCGAGGGTCATCGGCTCCACCGTCCCGTCCTTGCCCTTGAGGTCGATCGTGCGGACCCGTGCGGGGAAGCTGACCGTCGTGGCCGGCGTGGGCGCCGGAACCTGCACGGTGATCCAGTCGCCCTGCTGGAGCCCGGGGTGCGGGAGGCACGTCACCGACAGCTCGGTTGTGAGGCCCTTGAGCTGGGTGTCGCGCATCGTTGCCGCGTACGCGTCGGCCTGCGCCTGCGTCGTGATCAGCTGCGAGCTGTAGAACGCCGGGTACGTCCCGTGGTCCCCGCCGGTCTTCAGCGCCCCGCCCGTGACCTCGGCCTTCCCTCGCACCGGCGTCTGGCCCGAGGCCGTGCCATCCACGACGAACACGTTGTACAGGCCGTCCAGGCTCATGCCGCGGTCCACGTCCATCAAGAACCCCTCGGGCCCCGGCGCCAGCGTCCAGACCGGCGCGCTCTGGATCGGATAGATCTCCAGCTGCCCCGCGCCGTTCGTGCGGTAGTCGGCACCGAGCCGCTTGCACAGGTCCTGGACGGCGTTGAGCCTGTCGTCCGGATATACGAGGTTCGTCGGGACCGACTGGTCGACTACGCCCGCGGCCACCGTTACCGGCATGATGTCCGTGAGCAGCCGCTTGACCTCGCTCACGACCGTGGGCGATCCCGCCGCGGGCGAGACCGGAGCGAGGAACTTGCTGATCGCGATATTGCGCGGCAGCGTCTCGGCCTTGATCTTCACGCTTGCCCCACCCGAGGCGAACTTGAGCGACTGGCCGCTGGGGATCTGCGAGTCGACGTTCTTCACGCCCTGGTTCGTTATGACGTAGGAGCGCCAGCGCTCCTTCGGGACCGACTTCGAGATCCGGAACCAGTCGTACGGGATCGAGCTCGCCCCGCCCACGTTGTAGAAGACCTGCAGCTTGGACCCTGCGACCCCGAGGCCGTCCTCGAGAAGCCACGGGGCCTTCGTGCCGTCCGGGTCGTCGACCTCGATATCCAGCGTCTGGATCTGCCTAGTCGTGTCGTAGGAAAGTCCCCATGAGTTGATCGGCAGCGGGTCCGGGAAGGCGAGGTGGCCGCCGTACCAACACCACACCGTGATCGTGTCCCCCGGCCGGGAGCCCGCGAGCGTGTTGGTGGTGTTCGTATCGAGGGTGCGCAACGGTGGCCCCCTCTCAGATGTAGGCGTTCGCTGTTCCGGTGAACGAGGGGTTGTCGGCGCCGCTGACTGTGATCGAGACCCGGAAGTACGGGCCCTTGACGTCGAATTGCTTGGCGACGGTGGCCGGGGCTGTGGCGAGCGGGTCGAAGGCGTCCTTCGGTTCCGCGCTCGCCCACGTCCCGCCGTCCATGGACCACTGCACCTCGAGGACGAGGGACGGGCCGGTCCCGGTGACGGCGGTGAGGTCGAGGATGATGTCGACCGCCTCCGCGTCCCCGGGAACCGGGATCCCGGCCGAGGTTGTCGGGGTCGAGCCGAAGACGACCGTCCCTGCGAAGATTCCCTTGGTCGCTGGCAATGCCCCTCCTGAGGGTTGCTTGATCACGGCGATTTGATGACGTCGAGGTAGAGCTGGCCCGGGTGGGCCGCCACGAACGCCGCATAGGTGGCGTAGTTGCCCGAGACGGTCCCGTACGTGGTGGTCGGGACCGTGGCGTTGGCCGCCGGCGGGGCGACGATGTCGCCCTTGATCTTCCAGGCGACCATCGAGCCGCCCATCTTCTCGTTCACCGACTGCTCGAGCACCGAGGGCGCCGCGAGGTAGCAGAGCCCGGGAATGCCGGAAGCCCACCCTGAGACGGGACGCAGCAGCAGCACGCCGGCCTGCTTGAGCAGGGACCGGAGCGCCGTCGTCTGCGTGCCGGCGAACGTCGAGGCGTTGAGGTCGATCCCGTTCGCGGCCTGCCTCTGCCCGACCAGGGCGACGGGCTCGTCGGAGCCCATGACGACCATCTCGGAGACGGCCGACTTGTACTCGAACTGCCCGAAGGCGTCGAAGTCCAGCCCGGGCTCCCCATTCGGCCCGACGTCCCCGTAGACCGGGACCGCCGAGGACGGCGCGAGCGGATCCGAGAGCCAGCCGGAGACCGAGCTCGTGATCGTCGTCGTCGCCGTCGTCACGGTCACGCCCGCGCAGACCCCGGAGAGGATCTCGAGGTCGTAGGAGATCGTGCGGTTCAGCGGCGCCTCATAGTCGGTCACGAAATCGGAGCCGACCACCGAGCGCCTGCGAGCGCCGCGCACCGGCCGGCGCTTGCCGTCGACCGTGCGCCAGACGTTCACTACATCGGTCGCCGGGTCCAGATCCGTGAAGGTCACGACCACGTTTGGGCTCGGCGTGGAGCCCTGCGAGAGGCTGATCTGCGGCTGGTACGTGGTGGCTGTCGAGGTCGAGGCGTTCGCTCCCGAGGACCAGGCGTAGACCACGCCGGCGGCGCTGACGAACGAGCCGTCGAAGTAGGTCCCGACCGTTGCGGCGTACTCGACGAGGACGGCGTCGACGTCGAGTGTGTCGTTGATCGCCCAGTTCGAGCCGCCCGTAGTCGCTGCGGCCGTGATGAGGGCCTGCGTGACGCTTGCGCCGGAGACCCCGACGACGCCGATCTGGGTCCACGTGTTCGCGGTGAGCGCGACTGCCGTCGACGTGACCGTGTTGACCGTGGCTGGGACGGAGGTCTGGAAGTTCACCGTCACGTTTACCGTCTGCGCCTTGCTGGAGCGGACGTAGACCGCCAGAGCCGTCTGCGTCGAGGCCGACAGCCCTGTGCAGGTGTAGGACGCGCCCCCGGAGACCGCCGTCGTCGCCGTGGTCCATGTGACCCGGTTGTACGTCGACCCGAAGGCTCCGCCGTCCGTGCGGTTCGTCAGCGTTGCCGCGCCCCCGGTCCCCGCGACGGCGGCGTACCCTGTGGTGCTCGCCGCCGCGGGGTTGGTGGCGCGGTTGGTGCGCACCGTCACAGTCATCGCGACATCCTCGTTCCCGCTCTCCAGTCAGCCGCGTCGATGGCCTGCCCCGCGTAGGCGACCATGTACGGCTCGATCTGGTCGTTGCCGATGTGGACATGCACGACGGGCGCGGAGGCCGCGACCGCGAGGTTCGCCGACGCCGAGAAGCCCGAGCCGCCGAACGGGTCCACGACCTTGCCCGTGAGCCCGTCCATCGCCCCGCCGACCGCGTCATGCATGGACGTGATGCCGTTGACGAGGCCCTCGCCGATGTTCACGCCGAAGCCGTGGAACAGCTTCGACGGCGAGGCGATGCCGAGTGCCGCTTTGAACGGGCCGACGATCCAGCCGGGAATGAGGCCAAGGAAGAAGTTCCCGATCGTTCCCGCGAGCGAGGCGATGCCATCCATCAGGCCCTGGACGATGTTCTTGCCGATGTCGAACAGCCACGACGCCGCCCCGGACAGGGCGCCCATGATCTTGCCGCCGAGCCCGGTGAAGAATCCGACGACGTTGCCGATCATGTTCGAGACGCCGTCGACGATGCCGTTCCAGACGCCGCCGATGAACCCGGCGATCTGCCCGAAGATGCTCGACACGAAGCCCCAGACAGCGTTGAACCCGGCTGAGATCACACTCCAGACGAAGTTCACCGCCGCCGAGATCGCGGCGACGATCCCGTTCCAGACCCCGGAGATGAAGCCCCAGACGGCCGTGAAGATCGCCGAGATCACGTTCCAGACCGCCGTGACCGCCGCCGTCACAGCCCCGACGATGGCGTTCCAGACGGACACGATGACGTTCCACACCGCCGTGAAGATCGAGGAGACGACATTCCAGACCGCCGTGACCGCCCCCATTACCGCGCCCACGATCGTGTTCCAGACGGAAACGATGAAGTTCCAGATCCCCGTGAAGATCGACACGACCGTGTTCCAGATCGCCGTCAGCTGGGCGCCGTGCGTCTGCCAGAACGCGATGAGGATGTTCCTCACGAGGTTCGAGACCCACGTCCACGCCGTCACGATTGGGGTCACGATCGCCATCACAATCCCCGTGACGAACGAGACGATCGCGTTGAACACCGTGCTGATCGTGTTCGCGATCCAGTTGAGCGCCGTCCGGACCGCGGTCACGTACAGGTTGAACCCCACCGAGATGACCGTTCCGATCCAGTTCACGGCGGTCGAGATCGCGTTGACGATGTTGTTCCACGCGTCGGTGACGAACCCAACGAAGCCACCAAAGACGCCCGAGACGAAGGTGACGACGTTTCCGATCACCTCGCCGACGAACTTGAATACGGCGTTGACCCCGTCCTTGAACCACCCGATGTTGTCGTAGGCCAACACGATCCCGGCGATAAGGGCTCCGATCGCCAGGACGATGAGCATGATCGGGTTCGCGCTCATCACCACGTTGAGGACGCCCTGGACGACCGCCCACGCCTTGGTGACCGCCTGCACTGCTTCCACTGTCAGCTGATACAGCTTGAAACCAGCGACGACCGCGGCAATTCCGATCGCGATCTGGGGCAGTGCCGGCTGTAGCCACTGCAGGACTGCGAGCAGGCCCTGAACTGCGCCCAGCAGCCCGCCGGTCAATACGCCGACGAGCGGGAAGAGTGCGGTCCCGAGCTGCTGGAACGCCGCGATCAGTGTCTGACCAAGGATCTGAGCGATCTCGCTGAGCGGCTGCACGAGCGGAAGAAGCCCTTGACCCAACGCCAGGAATGCATCGCCAAGCCCCCCGGACAGGACGTTCTGCAGGTTCTGGGCAATCGGGATCAGCTGGGCGATCACGGGCAGCAGAGCCGCGCCCATCGCGGATGCCAGCTGCAGCAGTGGCCCGATCATCGTCACGATCGGGGAGATCAGGTTCAATAACGGGTCGATGAGCGGGATCACCGCAGGGACGAGCTGCGTGAAGATTCCCACGAGCTGTTGGAAGATCGGCACAAGCTGGCCGCCGATGTCCGTGATGATCGGAGCGAAGGCCTGCACGAGATGTGCGATCACCGGCAGCAGTGGCATCAGCGCGCTCAGCAGCTGCGCGAACACCGGCATGAGCGCGTTAATGACCGGGGTCAGCCCCACCAGCAGCGCAGCGACGAGGTTGTCCACGAACTTCGCCAGCGTGGCCATAGCCTGCGAGGCCGGGCCCGCAATGTTCGCCAGGAACGCCCCGAGTGGGCCGAGCAGCCCCGAGACCATGCCAAGCAGGCTCCCGAGACTCGCCGCACCGCCGGCCGCGCCAGCGGAGATCTGCTGGAAAAACTGCCCTATCCCCGAGCCGATCCCCGCCAGACCGCCCGCGAGCGCGTTCATCGGCCCCTCCGCGACACTGAGGGCGGTATTCAGACCGGGCAGGACGTTCTGCACGAGCCCGAGGAGGCCCTGCGCGAATGTGGAGACCAGGGGTGCGGCGGCCGAGAACGCGTCGTGAAGGGCCGGACCCATACCCTTGAGGGAGTCGGCCGCGTCGGAGGCGATGCTGCCGAACATGTTCACCATCGGCGCGGCGGCGTCGAGCATAGTGGACTGGATCGACTTGCCCGCGTCCGCGAAGGTCTGCTTCAGCTGCGCGTTCGTGGCGACGGCGGTCGAGACCATCATCGCCCCGGCCCCGGCGAACAGCAGCGGGACCGCCGCGATGCCGGCTCCCGCGACTGCGGGGAGGGCGGCAGCGGCGGAGCTGAACAGGCCGACCCCGCCGGCCATCTTCAGCATGTGGCCGGAGATGGAGGGCTGCACACCGCCCACGATCGTGTTGATCGTGTTGAAGCTGTTCGTGATGTCCCTGGCCGAGATACTCACGCCGTCCGCTGCGTCCTTGGCGGACTTCTCGACCTTCTTCGAGCCCTCCTCGGTCAGGCGCGAGGCGTCGGCGACGGCCCGGGCGAGGGCGTCCTCGGCCCGGACCGCAGCCTGCCTCGCGCTGAGGACCGCGTTCTCCGCCGCGAGCTTCTGCTTGGACGTCGCCTCGGCGTTCTTATTCACCTCGGCGAGCGCCTGCTCGGCGAGCGCGACGCGCCGGGTGGCTACCTCGAGCACGTCGCGCTGGGACGCGACCTTCTTCGTGGCCGCCTCGACCGAGGTCATGCTCGTATTCATCCCGGCCGAGGCTGCACGGGTCTTGGCGTCCATCTCCGCGGCCTTGGCAGAGATCCCGTCGAAGGCCTTGGATACGCCCTCGTCGCGGCCGAAGATGTTGAACAGGAGCGATGCGTCAGACACGGGTCACCTCACCTCACCAGGGGAACTTCGCGGGCTCGTCCCGGATCGCCTTGGCAGCGTCGAGGTACATGAGCCAGTGGACGTACTGCATCTGCCAGACGTTGATGTGGTTCACGCCCGGGAAGTGGTGGGAGATGAGGACGAGGTTGTCGTCTATCGACTCTTGGACGTCTTCGACGTGCCTCTTGATGTCGATGCGCGACGCGGCGCGGCGCCCTGAGCGGAACCCGTCAGGGCTTGGGGAGGGTCCGCGACCTCAGCACCTTCCTCATCCACGACCCTGAGCTCGGTGAGCGGGATGCTCGTGGACTCCTCGAGCGTGAGCCGCTCGCCCGCGTGCCGGCGGGCAAGCCAGATCATCGCGAGGAACGTCTGGAACAGCTCGACGTCCTCGAGCATCGCCATCGGGTCCAGGCCCTTCATCCGCTCGGCGGCCTTGAGCATGGACTGCATGCCGATGCCGTACTTGGACTTGAGCTCGAAGAGGGTGTAGAGGTCGGCGCGGGCCATGCCCGCTTCGAGGTCGTACTGCTTGCCGTCGACTTCGAGTTTCACAGTTTGCTCAATTCATCAGCCGTGTCCTGCATGGCCCGCACGACAGCGTCCGTGATCGCGTTCTTCTTGGATTCAATCGGGCCGTAGAACCAGCGGATGCCATGCTGGGCGGCCGTGTTCCGCTTCCCGAAGACGGGATGCCGGAAGGTTTCGAGGTTGTACACGCGGTTCATCCCGTGCGCCCTCTGGGACGGGGTGAGGAACAGTGCCGAGGAGGAGATCCGGACGCCGGCGCGGTTCCCGGAGGAGTTGATGCTGACGCTCACGCCCCGGGCGATGTTCTGCCGCAGACCGGTGTGGCTGCGGTTCCCGCCGAGCCTCTGCGCGCGGCCGCCGAGCCGCGCGAGTGTGCCGCGCTGGTCGGCCTTGGGCGGGAGCTCGCCCAAGACCTTGTCGCGCGCGGCCTGAGCGGCCGGCTCGGCTGCCAATCGGATGCCCTCCGCGAGCTTCTTCTTGAGAGTCGGGCCAGCCGCCTTCGCCATCGCAAGGAGCCGAACCATCGACTCCCTCGACGGCTCGACCTTGTAATCGGCCACTACACCGCTGTGTCGAGCGTGCGCAGTATCACGGTGACCGGCGAAGCACCCGAGCCGTTGTCGAGGACGTCGAAATCGATCGACTGCTTCACCACGCCCTGGGTGGCGTTCGGCAGGTCGCCGTTCGTGCGGATCGCCGGGATGTAGATCTGCAGCGTGTTGAAGATGCTCGTGGCGATCGACGTCGCAGAGGTGAAGGTCAGGACCACGCCGAGGGTGGTCTGGTTCAGGTACGCGTCGCGCATCGTGGTGGAGTCGAACTCCGCGGTCATCTTCCCGCCGATGTTCGCCAACCCGAGGACCGGGCGCCGGGACTGCTTGCCCCCGCCGCCGTACGTGAAGCCCTTCGTGTCGAGCTTGTTGTCGATCGAGAGCGAGAAGTCCGTAATGTCAGCCACCGACGTCCCGCCCGTGGCGAGCGTCGTCGACGTCGGCGCGGTGACCGAGCCGCCGACCGTGATCGCGCCCTCGGAGAAGTAGAACACCTCGTTGTTCGCCGCGAAGCTCGGGGCCGTGTAGGCGGTCGTGGTGTCGACCTGCTTGGCATTCCAGGACGTCTTGAGCTTCACGACCTCGCCCTGAGCCGAGGTCAGCTCGCCCTTCGTGCACACCGCGCCCGCGAAGGTGTGCGGCTGTGCCGCTCCGCCGCCGAGCAGAGGGATGCCCTTCTGGATGGTGTACGAAGGCACGGGGTCCGTGCCCGCGATCGTGAAGTTCTGCTGGTAGGCAGGCGCGGTGAGTGCGGACGAGGCCGAGGCGCCGAGGAGTGCCTCGAAGAAGATCCCGCAACCCTTCGCCGCGACCTCGAGCTCGATGTCGCCCTCGGCCCACTGCGTACCGACGACGCGGCGCTCAAGGCGAGGGACGCGGGAGCCTGTGCGGAAGCCCTGCCCCTGCTTGATGTCGAACTTGTACTCGAGCGACTCTGTGAGGAACTCGGGGAAGTGGGTCGGCGTGGTGACCGTCCCGTAGGTGGCCTCCTTGACCAGGCCAATGCTTGCGTCGAGCTGTGTGGTCACTTGTCAGCCTCCCCGTTCTCGTCGGACGCCGGCGCTCCGCCGTCCGTCTCCCATTCGTGGCCCTCGTGGGCCGTCTGCTCTGCCGGAGGCGCGGGTGCGGCCTCCACCTCGGGCTCTTCCTCTTCATCCGGCTCCGGGGACGTGAGTGCCTTCAGGAAGGCCTGCGCGTCAGCGTCGGCGGGCGCGTAGTGGAACGGCTGGACAAGGAGGAGCCGCGCGTGCTCCTCGTCGACCTCGAGTACCTCGTCGCGCTCGACGATGCGGCGCAGGAGCGGGACGTCGAGCTCCCCGAACGGGGAGACATTCTTGATGTTGATGCGCCCCACAGGGCCCTCCTAATTCGATGTGCCAGTTCTTTTACTGGGGTGCCGAGGTCCCGGTGACCCGGGCTTCCGCCTTGAAAGTGGCGGTTATCTCGATGACGCGGCCCTGCTCGAGCATCTGGGGGTCGGTCGCGCCGTCTGACTGGTGCTGCTCGAGGAAGCACCACAACACGGCCGGGTTCCCGGCGGCATCGCTGAGCGTCGTGTTCGTGACGCGGGCGTAGTACTCGATCGCCCGGAGGATCTTGTAGGCCCGCTGAGCGCAGACCAGCTCCATCTCCTCCGCGCCGCCGCGCCAGCACGAGATGACGACCTCGAGCGTCAGGGTCTCGTGGCGGGAGCGCTGCGGGCCGATCGTCGCGTCGACGTGGCTCGACTGCACGCCGCGGAACGCGACGATGTCGTTCGAGCTCATCGCGAAGTTCCCGGGCTGGCCGTACGTGACCGCAACCTCGGAGAAGTCCGCCGAGGCCGCGAATGACTGCTGGACGCCGGTGAAGAAGTTCAGCTTGAACTCGTCCGCGGCCGTCGCGGTGGGGTACGTCACGCGAAGCCTCCCGTGATGCGCGAGCTGGCGCCGCAGAGCTCGATGACGCGGCGCGGGACGGCGAATCCGGAGGGCGTGAACACCTCGACCGTCTGCGGGAGGTTCCCGTTCGTCGGGCGCGTGCCCTGCTTGCCGATCTGCCACTGGTGCCGCACGAGCTCGCGCGTGGCCAGGATGAGGTTTGCCGGGATCACCTGATAGCCGCCCATGTAGGTGACGACGACGCCGCGGACGCTCGGCATGAAGCGCCTCGGCGCCCAGTTCGTGCCCGCCGTCAGCGTGTTCGAGGTCTCATCCCACACGTAGTAGCCGGACGGCACCGGGTAGCCGTTCTCCGTGACCGAGACGATGCTCTGTACCGCCCCCGGGAGGACGACGCCGGGCTTGCCGCCGTCGCCCTTGAAGACGTGCTGGCCGTAGACCACCGGGCCGACGATGTCCTCGATGACCGGCGTCGCAGACACGACGTAGAGCCTCAGGTCGGACTCGTTCGCGGCGTTGTAGCCCT